CGCCATTCAATGCGATACTGGCTTTCGCTCTGGGGTTGTTACGGCCTGTGTAGTCGCGCCGTTTGGCGTAGGTGGGGCGCAGTTCTTCACGCAAGCAGCCACAAGATTGTGTGTGCCCAGACGTAAGGTTTATTCCCGACACGTTTTTTGTGTTACCGCAGGCACAAACGCAATCCCACATCGTTTGGTAGGTACGCGGCGCAGGGCCGCGTACTGTTAGCCTACCAAAAACCTTGCCTGCTAACTCCAACCTTCGCATGTACTTCTCCTTTGTTTGTGATGTACTCTATTGTACTTGTTTTTGCGAAATCGATCGTGATGATCTGTTTATAGGGTGCGGTCATTTTTCTCCTTGTTGTCTATGTCTTCCTGTGTTGGCGGTAGTCCTGTGTCTTTGTACACAAACCCAACACGATCGTGATGCCCGCCATAAGAGCCAAGCACAACTTCTCTCTTGTTGAAATACCATTTCCATCCGCGCTTCTTGGCAATCTGTACGAGCCTTGCCTCTATGTACTTTTCAACCGGTATGCCCATCTTGCGTATCACATCTACCTCAGACTTGGACATAATGACTTTGCCGACCTTGTCTTGGCCTCTGACCTTACGGACTAGCATGGTTACCCCTTGCTCGGATTTCGTTTGCCACTCCAGTTCTAGGCATACCATTACTGTTCCAATTCTCAGCAATGTCGGCACACGCCTCACGCTCTTGCTCAATGGCTAAGTTGACCAAGGCAACCAAGTGCGGGGTTGATACAGTCCACGTTGTGTAGTGCTTGTTCTCTTGCACCACCTTGTACAGTGCATCTAGGATTTCATCTTGTGTCAATTAAAATTCTCCTTGGGTGGTGCGTCGAGGACGTTGAGAAAGCCGAAAAAATCGTTTGCCGCCAACATGAGTTGCGACGCCTCCATCTCATTACAGTTTAGGGTAACGACTCCTGCGACATTATCTTCAGCGCGTCCAATGATGAACACGCCCTGTGCTTTGCCTTGGCCATAACACATCACGATCTTGTGAATCAGTAATCTGAAATGGTGTTGCTCCTCATCTGACATGGCCTCGACCCTGCGTTCGAGTTCTTCCTCTGTCATTGAGAAGTCACCTTGTGCGTAACTCATTTTGTTTCTCCTTCAGTAATAGTTCTAGGTCTGGTATGTTGTGCTCACGGGCAATGAACACCGTGCCCCCTGCATTGAGAATCAAGTTAAGTTCCCTGTCTTGAAGGGCTGTAGTTGTGCCTTTGCCTGCTTTGCACTCGATGGCGATGAAGTGTCCGTCCATACAGCCAACGATGTCAGGTATCCCTGCACGGCCAAAGCCGTTAGCAGGGGGCATGAAGTGGTAGATGCCCAGCTTATCAAGCAGAAGCCTCACCGCTTTCTTCACTTTCCATTCCGGTGTATTCGCCATAGTAGTTCGCATTCATAAGTTCGTTGTAGTCAAAGTGTTCACCAATACAGTCAAGTATGGTGACGTCAGCGCCTTCGGTGTCAAACACGGTGTCGTTGTAGATGTACTTGTACTTGGGCACAGAAAGTTTGTTGTATGCAAACTCCAAGCCCATGGCTGTCGGCTTCCACAGCCCTGCCGTACGGCTCTTCACACCCTTCACAGGCGCATCCAGTACCATGCTCCAGTGCCGCAACGTACCTATCTGCGGGGCACGTAGCAACCAATCAGGGGCAGTGCGTTGTACGTCCACCCAACCATCCTCACGCGGGTCTTGTAGGCATAACCAGATCAACTGCCGTGCCATGGCAGCGCTGATACCGCGCCTGTACAGCTTACCCCACCTATCGCACACAGGGCAGTGACCGCCATCGCTCTTGATGACGCTGTTCCATATATGGCCAGCTTGCTCAAGCGTAGCGCCTTCGTACAGGCTGACGTAGCTGAGTTCTTCGCCGTCGTTTTCTGTCGCAAGTTCAATCATTTATTTCTCCTTTTCTTCGTTGTAAAAATACAGCGTCAGCAGGGTTGCTGATACGCGCCAGTTCGTTGTCGTAGTACTTCTTGGGCATGGGTGCTTTCTTGTCAAGGATAGTCCTCAACCATTCAGCCCCGCCAAGTTGCTGCAATATCATCCAATGCCTGTCAGACATTCGGACTTGTCGTCCCAGTAGTGGCTCTGGTGGTTTAGGTCTTGGCATTTTTTAAGTTCCTGCTTATTACTCCGTTGGCCCAGCATCTTGCGCAGTGCCATTTAGTTTGGCTCAGTTGAATCCCGCCCTCGGGTGGCTTCGACTCGTTGCACCGAGCGCACTCTTTGTACTTGTGCACAGGTTGCGTACTACCAATATCTAATTGCCGTCTGACAAAACCATTCATGTTTTCTCTTCCAAAGTTTTTTGTTTAGCTTCAACGCAATCTTGACAGATGAATCTGCGTAACCTACCGCCAAATCCATCCATCACTTTCTCTGAGCCGCCTTGACGGGGTTTGTTTTGTTGGCATTTCCAACACAGCAAACCCCGTTTATTTACCAACTTTGTAAACTTTTGCTGTGGGCTAACTGCAAAATTGTTGCTACCCATTACACTAAAAGCGCCTCCATCTTTCATGTTTTCATGTCCCTTATAAATACCACGAAGCTGTCGATCGTGTCTTTGCCAAACACAGTCATCTTCTCAATCTCACGCGCTACTTCTTCAAGCACAGCGTTACGCACCAGAGGGTCTGGCCTTATGTACATTTCGGGCTTGCCAAAGATTTGGTCGAAGTCTTCTTTGTTAAAAAGTGTGTCACTCATTATTTTCCTCCATGATTTCCATAAGTATGCAGTGCTTGACTATGTCCAACACGCCCAGCACCGTTGAAGCGTGTATCGAGCCTTCGTATTTTTCAATAGTCTTGCAAATTTCTTGGGTCAGACCCTCAATCAGTTCGGCTTGCAGTTGAGTCGAGTTCATTTCTGCCTCTCTTTCATCATTGCGTCTGCTAATTGATACGCAACGCTTGCAGCAAACGCGGCGTCTTCGTCGTCGTCCCAAAACCATTCTTTACCAAGTTCCCTGTTGTACTGCTGTGTGTTTAGCTTCACCGCAGTGGGCAATGCCTTGGCCGCAAAGTAGTCACGCAGGGTCATGCCCATAAACTTGTGACCATGATGGTTTTGATAGGGGAATGCGGGTTCGTCGTCATGTTTATCTTCCATCTTAGCCTCCAAACATTTCTTTGAGATGGCGGTACAAGTCGTGTGCCTGATACACAGTCATGTCTTTTAAGATATCTTCGGGCGACTTGACACGCACAAGCGAGATCATGCGTTTTTGTGCAGGTACATGTCCGCCCATGGCATAAGCTGCAGCATCAAGCGCATCTTGGCTAGGCACAGGCATATTCTCCAGCTTCTCTCGTAGCAACGCACCGATACCTGTCACGGCTCTCTTCTCGTACTTGCGCTTGGGTTTAATTTCTTCAGGTTTAGACACGAGGGTCAGGGTTTTCTTCTTGGCTTTCAGTGGGCGGTACTCGTCCACGATGGTGATGTACCTACCCCTATCGTCTCTCTCAGCTAACCCTTGCTTGGCAAACTGTGCAAGGAGCGAGCCCACCGAACTGTCCTTAAAGCCAAGGCGCGTCATGTCCGCGCATATTTCAGCCGATGTCAGGTTAGGGTTCTTCTTCAAGTAATCGAACGTGGCGCGGGTTACGTTGTTGGTAACGTCAAAGAAGCGTTTGCCTCGGGGCTTGGTGTTTGTTTGTGTGGTTTGCATGTCGTCTTTCTCCCAGTCGTTGATTGTGGTTTTTAGTGCGTTACTTAACGCGGTCTGCATGTCAGGCATTTGTATTTCCTCCTATTAAAAAAATGCCAATGATGATAAAGGCTATAAGCCCGATGGATTGAATTGTCACGAGCGTAAGCTCAGACAAACCTTGCCGATCCCCAAGCAAAACGCCTTGAATCCAGTCAGCTTCAGGCGTAGTTGGGGGCGGTGGTGGGGTGTAGGTTAGGCCAATCTTGACCTTCCCTGTGTCGTAGGGCGTTTGTTTTTGCATAGATTTCTCCTTATTTTACCCATTATTTGTCTAGGCTTAGACAGAAGTCAAGGGGAATTCCCCTAGAAAAGAGGTTGTTGAT